TCGACCTGCTTAAAAGCGCAGGCTATGCCTTCTCCGATGGCTCCAAGCGGGATTGGATCGTGCGGTACTGTCTGGAACACAAAATCTATAACATCAATCAGGTCAATACGCTATTGTTTGAATACGATCAGGAACAGCTGGGTGCGTGATTTGTCGCCTGCCCGTTGACCTTTTGCCCTCCGGTTTGTGGTATCCTCTTGTCAGAAAGACAGAACACCACAAAAAACGGAGGGCATTTATTATGAAGAAAAATCTTACCGAGCTTGTTTTCATTCTGGACCGCAGCGGCTCCATGGGTGGGCTGGAACCGGACACCATCGGCGGGTTCAACGCCATGCTGACCCGGCAGAAGGAGCAGAAAGGCGAAGCCAACGTGACCACCATCCTGTTTGACCACGAGGTGCAGTTGCTGCACGACCGCTTTCCGCTGCACGCCGTTGCGCCGCTGACCGAAAAGGACTACTACGTCCGGGGCTGTACGGCGCTGCTGGATGCCATCGGTTACGGCGTGGAGAAGATGGTAAACATCCAGCGCCATCTGCCGGAGGACGAGCGTGCCGAAAAGGTCATCTTTGTCATCACCACGGACGGCTTGGAAAACGCCAGCAAGCGGTTTGGCTATGAGAAGATCCGCCGGATGATCGAGCGGGAAAAAGAGCAGTACGGCTGGGAGTTCCTGTTCCTCGGTGCCAACATGGACGCCGTGAAGGAAGCTGCCCGCTTCGGCATCTCGTCCGACCGGGCTGTGCGGTTTGAGAATGACGCACAGGGCGTGGCGGTCAACTACCACGTTGTTAGCGAGACAGTCTCCCGGATGCGGGAAGCACCCTGCTGCGCGTCCATCGGCGCAGAGAGGAAAGAACAAATCGAAGCTGATTTCCAGAAGCGGCATCATAGGTAAGGGAGGAAACAGCCATGTTAGGAGCAATCTTGGGTGACATCGTGGGCAGTCCCTATGAGTATGGCTAAACAGGATAACTATAAGAAAGAGAGGACCGAAACGGCCCTCTCTTTTCATTTTTCGGATTTTGGGATGCGCGGGTATATCTCAATGGTGAAACCATCAGGACTTTTTTTACGCTTCTCGTTTAGCTTCTGGTAGACAACCTTTTCGAGCACCTCTTTTAGGAGAGCGTTTTTCTCCTCGGCTGTTTCGAGCAGCGGGTACACGTCGAGCAAATTCTTAACCTTAGGGATGATGTCACGGCGGCTGGTCTCCCGGAGCTTCTCCTCGGTCAACTCACGGGAGCAGCGGGCGACACTATCCTTTGCGGCAGCGATTTTGTCGGAGAGCATTCTGGAACGGGACAGAAAGGTGTCTGTGTCGTAGATGCCCTGCTCGAGGAAGTCGTGGGTACGTTCGAGCTGCTGCTGTAATTTGCGGAGCTCGGCCTCCGCGCTGGCGAGAGCTTTTTCCCGGACGCCGACCGACGACACGGAGGACGACGCGGCAGCGGAACTCCACTCGAGCTCATACCCTTTCATCCACTCGGAGAGACCCTGTATGACACGCTCCTCGACGATGGGGAGATAGCTAGAGCAATTCGGGCAGCCGCGACGAGGGCAGCGCACGACCGGCATATCTGGATGGACAGGGTTTATCATCCGCATCATCTGCCTGCCACACTCGGAGCAGACGAGCAGACCGGCCAGAGGATTCCGGACAACCTTTTCTTTGTGCGTGGAAGTATTCTCACTCCGGGTGAGCTTATCGTTTGCGAGCTCAAATGTTTCTTTCGGAATGAGCGGAGGATGAATGCCTTTGAATACGCACTCTTTCTCTGGGTCGGCAGGACCGCGCACAGAAACGACCTTGCCGTCAACCACTTTCTTCTTCGTCTCGCGGCTGCCCCAGCGCACCATGCCGATGTACGTCGGATTCTTGATGATTCCGCGAATGGTGATTCTTGCCCATTGCGAACCGGACGGAGACGGGATGTGCATATCGTTGAGCCTCGTGGCGATTGAACCCAGAGACAGCGGGCGAGCGGAACCATCCTCGTCCTGCAATCCGACCGTGTACAGGTCGAAAATCATACGGACTATTGCGGCCTGCTCCTCGATGGGCTCGAGTGAGCAGCCCTTTTCGTTTTTGAGCTTTACACGACGATAACCAAAGGGAGCCAGACCGGACGGCCATTTCCCCTCTTTGGCGGAGGCGAGACGACCGCGCTGCAACCGGCGGTTGATAATCTTGTACTCCCGACGGCTCATAAACAGGCCGAACTCGAAATACTCCTCGTCGAACTCGTTGTCAGGGTCATACGTTTTTATAGGGGTGATTATTTTCGTCCCGGAGAACTTGAACGTCTGCGCGATGATGCCTTGGTCGATGGTGTCGCCGCGCGCCAGACGCTCTACCTCCATGACGAGGACGCCGGACCAGACGCCCTGCTCAACCTCGGAGAGAACCCGTTGCATCATTGGGCGGGCAGCGATGGTGTCACCAGAGACGACCTCACGGTAAATATCGGTCACGTTGAGATGCTGCCTTTTCGCCAGCTCGAGCAGAGTGTGCTCGTGCCGGGAGAGCGTTTCGCCCTCGCCGTGCGCTTCGGCCTCGAGGTCGGAACGAGACTTGCGCAGGTATATGAGATACTGCTCCATGATGACCTCCAAACAAAAAGGCCCGCGCCGGAGCGCAGGCCAATAGGTTACTTGTTGCTGCCTTTTAAGGCCGCAACATCGGCCTGCAAGAGGCTATCCAGAATAGAGGCGGTCTTGGCCTTGAGCGTGTTCTGCTTCTCCATAATCTGCGGGAAAGCATCTGCAAGGTCTCCCCCGCAATCAGCGAGGATGCTCTTTATCTCGCTGCGACCGGTTTGCAGCTCAGAGAACAGCTCACGATACAGGGCCATCTCTGCTGCGTTCTGCGCGTTCATGCACCGGGAGAGCAGCACATAGACCGAATCGAACGTCGAGGAGACGACGGCGCGGAGCCCTTTCGGGAGGGCGTCATATCTGCGCTTGAAGTTTGCATTGTCCTGACGGAACGCCTCGTTACCGTGGGCGCGCTCATCCTCGCGGCCCAGCAGATAGTCAGTGGTTACCCCGAAATAGTCCGCCATCTGGCAGAGCAGGGCGAAATCTGGCTCTTTGCCCTCGGTCTCGTAGCCGGAGACCGTAGTGCGCTGCTTGCCGCAGAGGCGGGCAAACTCGGCCTGCGTCAAATCTTTCTCCTTGCGGAGCGCGACCAACCGTTCAGAAAACTTATCCATACAGACGTACCTCCCTAAGACTTATATATTGTATCACAAAAATCCCCTCACGGGGACAAATGACGCTAATTGCGTCATAAATAGCAAAAATTTTTGAAAAAAACTTGACTTTGACCCAATTAGGGACTATAATAAACCACAGAAAGACCCCAAAAGGGTCACACAGAAAGGAGGAGACAGGCGGAATGCGGAAAAAGCTGCAAACGCTCCGAGAGGGCGCAGGCTATACCCAGCAGACTTTCAGCGAGCGACTGGGCGTGAGCCGGAGCCACTACGCACAGATTGAGAGCGGAGACAAGAATCCGTCCCTCAAGCTGAGCCTGAAAATCAAGCAGGCCCTCGGCTATCCCTACGACGACCTTTTTTTTAACCCGAAGCGACCCGTTTCGCGTCATTGATGCGAAATAATGACGCCAAAAGCAAACATTTGGCGTTTCCTTGTAAATATTTTAACCGAAAGGAGGCACGGGATAAATGCCTAAAATGGCAACGAAAGCCGCAGATAACGTGTTCTACAAGGCACGAATTGCAGCGGCATCGTGGAACGACCGGTTAGGCAGCAGAGAGGGCGCGTCAGAGGTGACCGGCATCGACCGGACGCGGCTCGCCAACATCGAGCTCGGAACCATCAACCCGCACCCGGAGGAGGTCCTGATGCTGTCGGACACCTACAACGCGCCGGAGCTGCAAAACCATTTCTGCTCGCACCTCTGCCCGCTCGGAATCGGGACAATTTCGCCGATTGAGCTGGAAGAGCTCGAGCGGGTCACATTGCAGCTCATTTCGGCAATGAAGTCGTTACCGGAGGTCAAGGACGGAATCATCGACATCGCGGCCGACGGCGTCATCGACGCGAAAGAAAAGCCGCGCATGGAGCAGTACCTCGAGGTACTCGACGAGATAACGAACAAGGCTCAGACCTTGAAGCTCATTTACAGAAAGCAATTCGGAAAACAGGAGGTGTAAAAAGTGTTGGAGGCGAAGCGGAGCGGGAACGTCGTAGAGGACTTCACCATCGGAAACACCCGAATCAAGATTTGCGACGACTTCTGCCGGACCCGGACGAGCGGAGAGGTCAAGGAAATTCTCGACCGCGTCGCACGGAGGACGGTCGGCTCGCTCACGGCAGCCGCCACACCTGATTATGGATGCGCTTAAAAGAAAGATGGAGATTGCGGCCGTTGCGTTTTTCTGCACAGTCACCGCACTCATTGCGGCTTACTCCTGCGCGACGACGGCCGCAGCAAACCTCGCACAGCAGACAGCGGCAGCACAGGCAACGGAATATGTGACGCTCGCCTACATGGAGGTGCAGCCAGAGGCCGAACAAGAGCCGGAGCTCCTCTACGACGTGCCCATGAGCGACGAGCTGCAACGGTACATCCGGGAGCAGGCGGAGCGGCAGGGTGTCCCGTTTGAAATCGCCCTCGCCGTCATCGAGCGGGAGAGCAGCTACCAGCCGGATGCGGTCAGCGACACCGGAGACTTCGGCCTTATGCAGATTAACATCTGCAATCACCGCTGGCTCTACGAAGAGCTTGGAATTACGGATGTGATGGACCCGGAGCAGAACATCGAGGCTGGCTTATACATCCTCGGGCGGGCGTTCCAAAAGTACGACGACCCGGACAAGGCTCTCATGGCCTACAACATGGGCGACAGCGGCATGAAATCAGCGTGGAGCAAGGGCCAGCACAGCAGCAAATACAGCCGCGCAGTCATTGAGACGGCGCAGGCCCTCAAGAGAAAGGAGCACTAAATGGACTGGAAGATTCACAGAGCGATTCTCATTGCGGCCATCTGGATTGCAGAGGTCCTCTCGGCCGGTATCTGCGGATTCATCGCCGCGCTGGCACTCATTCCGGCCAGCTACGCAGCGCGCGGCTACTTCGCCTTTGGCGGCGAGTGGCTTGTCGTGCTCGGCGTCACGCTGCTTGCGTTCCACGTCATCAACAACGCATTTTTCGGAATGCTCAAGCACCACTGAAAGGAGGTGAACCACATGGCTGAACAGAACCTTTTCTGCCTCTGCGGCAGATGCTCGCGCAAGCTGCGCAGCGCGGCTGCCCGTCGCGTCGGTATGGGCTCGACCTGCTGCCGCAAGGAGACAGGCAAGACCATCACCCAGTTGCTCAAGGAGCTGGACGAGCAGGAGGCCGCAGCAGCGGCAGAGCAGCAGGAGCCGGATACACAGGCATAAAAAAAGAGCCGCGCTCGAAAGCGCGACCCTCTTGTCGGACAAGCCTATTGTATCTCGCTCCACATCAAAAGTCAACAGGAGCGTGAACCATGAACGAACAAAACAAACACGCTGCGCTCACCATTGCGCAGCAGTACCCGCCCACGCAGTACAACCTCCTCGTCCCGATGCAGACCGTGACGGAGATTGCCGACATCCAAAAGCCGGTGATGAACTCCGTGAAAATCAGCACAGACCTCAATGACGGCGAAATCTATGAGATGGAGAAAGCCAAGGACGAGTGGCGCGACAGCAAGGGGTACGTCCACAAAGCAACCCCGGCCAAGTACGCCCTCACCAAAAAGGGTCTCACCAAGCTCATGCGAGCCGCAGGCATCAAGATTCTTTCCAGCCGCCCGGTCGTCCCGTCCACCTGCCAGAAGTGCGCGGAGGTCAACCGCAGCATCGGAAAGCCGATTCGCTGCGGAGGCTGCCCCAACAAGGACGTCAAGCACGAGGTCCGAATCAGCGTCCCGCAGCTCACCGGCGAGAACGTCACCATCGTCGCCCACAAGGAAATTGCGGTCGAGGATGTGACGGCCGGTATGACCGAGAAGCAACGGGCAGAATTTATGAAGTTCCGCAGCGAGATGTGCGAGAGCAAGGCTCTCAACCGCGCCCTCCGCACCGCGATGCAGATTAAGTCCAGTTACCTTATCGAGGAGTTCGGAAAGCCTTTTGTTGTGGCCTACCTCGTCCCGAACCTTGACAATCCGACCGTCCGCGAGGAGGCGGTAAAGTCCATGTTTGGCGCGGCGAATGACCTGTACGGCAGCCGCCCGAAAACCAGCCACACGGTCTATGTGGACGATGACGACGACGGCTATGTGCAGCCGGAGCCGGATGCGGGCCCGCCTGGCCGAGCAGCTGATCGTCCGGGTACCCAATGCCCAGTGGGCTGTGTGCGTGCTGGCACTTTTTGCCGGGGTCATCAGTGCATTTGTGGACAATGTGGCCACAGTGCTCATGGTGGCACCGGTGGGCCTGGCCATTGCCCGCAAGCTGAAGATCTCGCCGGTTCCGGTGATCATTGCCATTGCGGTGTCCTCCAACCTGCAGGGCGCAGCCACGCTGGTGGGGGATACCACCAGCATCCTGCTGGGCGGCTTTGCGGAGATGAACTTCTTTGACTTTTTCTGGATGCATGGCCGCCCGGGCGTCTTCTGGGGTGTGGAGCTGGGCGCGCTGACCTCCCTGCTGGTGCTGCTGTGGCTGTTCCGGCGAGAAAAACAGTCCATCGCCGCCAGCGTGGAAACACAGGTGGAAGATGACGTGCCCACTGCCCTGATGCTGCTGACGGTGGGGCTGCTGATCGTGGCATCCTTCCTGCCGCAGCCGGAAAGCGGCCTGCTGGCAACACTGTACGATCTGCGCAGTGGGCTCATCTGCATGACCCTGTGCGTGGTGGGCGTGGTCCGCGCCTGTCTGCGGGACCGCTCGGCAAAGCCGCTGGTGCAG